GCTGTGCCATTCCAAACACCGGTTGTTATAGTCCCTAATGTTGTTATGCTCGCCTGACCAACATAAGCCGCGTCAATATCAACAATCGGATTAGCCGCGTCACTAGCATCAACTGAAATCCTATTACTTGTTCCTACTACGCTATCAACTGTTCCAGATACAGCAGGAGTAGACCACGTGCCATCACCGCGCCAGAAAGTTGTGCCACTTGCACCAGTGCCGCTATTTAAATTAGTTGTTGGTAAGTTGCCAGCTACATAATTAGCTAAGTCAACCCCTGTGCCTTCCCAAACGCCAGTAGCAATAGTGCCAACCGTAGTAATTGTTGCCTGACCAACATAAGCCGCGTCAATATCAACAATCGGATTAGCCGCGTCACTAGCATCAACACTTACACGACTTGCCGTGCCCACTACAGTATCAACTGTTCCACCACCTGCCGCTGATGACCACGTGCCATCACCGCGCAAATAATTTGTTGCACCTGGCGTTCCTGTTGCTGTAATCCCACCGATAGGCAGTGATAAAGCGTTTGTTAAAGTTAGTGAAGCTGGCGTACCCATTGCTAAACCATCCGGAAGCGTAGTACTTATACTTGGTATTCCCGAAGCTGAAGTGACTAAAACCCCATCATTGCCGGTTGGCAACCCTGTAACAGTATTACTTGCACTTGAAAAAAGAAGTCGGTTAACTGGGTATGTATCAGCAAAAGTACTTGTTGATACTAACCAATTTGTGCCATTGCTTCGCTGAATAGTACCAGCTGCGCCAGCTGTGATTGGAAACACTGAGGCTGACCATGCCGGTGCATTACCGTTTACACTTGTTAACACTAATCCTGTTACAGCAGGATTTACTAACATGCTTGGTACGCCTAAACTATCAGTAACTAAAACTCCACCATTGGTACTAGTCAGACCACTAACTGTTGTTCCAGTAGAGGCATATAGAGCTAACTCATTTGCTAACCCTGCCGTAACTGCACCAGATGAAGCTTGAGAAGTTAATGACCATTCGCCAGAACCATCATACTGAACATCATAAAAAGAGGTGCTACTATCTAAACTGCCCGGTGTAACGTTAGTTGAAACTAATGCAACATCAGTTGTCTGCAATTGTGATTTAAGTGTATTTAAAAAACCAGGCGCAAGAACCCTAGCAACGCTACTATCAGTTTCTACATATACAATTCTTGGCTTTACATCTACCAAACCAACAACAAGTGCTTTAAAGGATTTAATCCCCATCTTTGAGACTCCTGTCTATTTTAACCATCTATCCGTGATGGCTATTATGATTACTTAGTGCTTCTTAGTGAGTAAAAACTTACTCCAACCTCAGCACCACTACCAGCAGTGATAAAATGCAAAACATCATCCGCTTTTACATCGCGACACTTTGGGTTTAACTCTGAATCAGTAACAGTAAAAGTTGCACCAGCAACCGTTGCTGTAGCGTTTAATGCTACCCAAACATCTTGCCCAGAAGCATAAGAAAAAACCGCTTTAAATCGCGGTGCGCTACCAGGAATAGTTAAAGTCTGCTCCGTTGAGGTGGCTAAAAGTGTGTCATATTTAGTGTCTGAAAATGGTAAACCAAAGTCATCTGTGCGCTCTTGTGATATATATTTAACTGTCATTCTAAATCCTTTTATATTTAATACTTAAAATTATACTACATTATGAAACAATACCTAGTCTAGCATCAGCTGTATATTGAAATATAATTACGCCTCTTCTGGCTACGCCTGCTGCCGTTTTAAGTGCTGTGCTACTTACAGGCAAACAAAAAAGTGCTTTACTGTTCTTTGCGTTTTGCGAGAAGAAAGTAGCAAAAGCTACATCCGAGGGCGCAGAGGCAGCAGTAGTTGATACCATATCAGCTGAAACACTATTGATTGTGCCAACTATAGAATAAAATATAATTAATGGGGCTGCTGCACGTTTTGGCGTAATGAATCCTAAGCTAAAGTGAGTAGCGTACATAGCTCCACTTTCGGAATATTGGAATCTAGATAACGCGCCATTTCTTGTTGATGTTGCCGCTGCTACACTTGAGTCATAGCTTTTTTCATAATAAGTTTGACACTCATCTAGAACAGCAGCTTTAGTTTGCGGTGCTGGTCTAGTTGGTATATCACCTTTTACTAAACTGATAGAATCAACCGTTATAACTGAACCTGTAGTAGGACACTCAAAAGTAACAACCATAGCAAAATTATTAGTTGCGTCTATTGCAGTAGAGTCTGTGACTTCCCAACCATTAAAACCATAATCAATACCTGTGTTAAGCTCGCTTAAAGTACTGTAAGATTTCAATGTTGCTTTAGCAGTTGGTAAATTACTGCGTGGTATTTCTTCCCAATCTACAGCTGCTAAAGTGAAAATTCCACTTGCTGCCACACTACCAATCGTACTGCCGCTTGCCGGTGTAGTTAAATCTATAGTAGGAATAACTCCAGAATTATTAGAGCGATATAAATAAACTCTAGCTGTGACCGCCCCACCTGCTGATGTTCTAAATGCAGACACATTTACTGACAACTTATTAGTTAGGATTGCCCTAGCTTCATCACCACCTAGATACTGAATAAAATAAAACGCTTCATTTGCACTAGCTGTTGTACATTGAATCCCATTAGTATCAGCGTTTCTTACAACTGCTATATTACCAACTAAAGATTCAGCAATTGTTTGATCCCAAATATACGCAGGATTGACAGTTAATGTTTGTGTCGCCCCCCCAAATTGAGCAGGATTAAGAGGGAAATCCCAACCTGTCATCATACTTGATACTGTTTTATTAGATAAGCGTGGTATAAAGTAATCACCCATCAAAGCTTGTTCGCGATTTGATGAACGCCTTTGATAAGTAATGCTATCTACATCAATATCAGCATTTGAAACAGGCAAGACTTGAAAGCTCGTAACATTAATAGATTTATTTGCTGGGGTAACTATTTCAAGATAAATATCTATAAAGCCCTCTTTGCCAGATTGAGAATTAGCCGACACCGGCATAATAATAGCCTCTGCGCTGCCGTATAAAGCTAACCCAGTTGAAGCCGCTGAAGTACTAATTAAATCAATAGGCGTACCACCGTTAGACTCACTATAAACAACTTTAAATGGTATTGCCGTTGATATACCTTGTGCAACAACACTAGCAATTAAGTAACGCGTATTAACACTGTCAGATTCCCAAAGCCCTGAATTATCATCAAATCTTTGACGTAATCGACAAATAGTAACCCCTGCACCGCAATTAATAGTTAAATAATAAGGTGGCTGTGTAATAAAATTAGAAGCACCGGCAACAGCAACCCTTGTTACCGTAATAACTCCTGTCCCTGAAGCAACTACAGCCCAATCTGGCGCAATAGGGAAAACCTGATCTGAATTATTTACCGTCAAATCCATAGTTTCACCATTACCCAAAAATACACGGCTAAATTGTGGGTTAGATATTTGATTTTCTGCTGAGTCTAACTCTTCTAAAGCATCGCTAGCAGCAGTTAAATTGGGAACTGCTTCGCGTGTCCACTGATCCCCATTATTTGCATCTTTACATACAACATAATACAAATCTAAAGTGTCGTCAGTAGGTGAATCACTAGGTGTACCAACGTAAGGATAATAATAAACCGCAATTGGGTTGTTATTACCATCAGTAACCTGACCGGAATTATTCAAGGTTAAAGTTGAACCAAGTGAAGCATAAGTATAATTTGGCTCTGTTCCACTTAAAGTATAAACAAGCTTGTTCGTTGTTCTGCTGCCAAAATCATCACGGAAAAACTCAATAGTTCCACCTGCCAAAGGCTCGCCTGTTATCTTATCAACAAAATATTCATTTAATGATATCGCTGTATATAACTTAGAATTTAACGCCATTATTTTTTATCCTTATCACTTCCAATCTGCGTTGCAATCTGCGTTGCAGATATCATTTTAATTAATTTATCTTTTCAGCTTTATTACTATTAAGGTTATCAATCTACTTTTTGATGTTCTCACGCTTAGATACGATCGGCTTTTTCTTGTTAAGTTTTAATTCATTCTTAATCATCTTTTCAACTATCTTCTTTCTAAATACCGGTGAAGATAATTTTTGATTTAAAAATCTTGCTAAACCAATTCCAGCTGGGATGGCTGCCGCACCACCAGCGGTTGCACCTAGCACACCACTCAAAACACCACTCGCTAAACCGCCAATTGTGCCGCCAGCACCACCACCCATTAAAGCCAGTGTAGCCAAAGTCCTAGCACCAGTCTTAGGACTAGCCATCGCTGAAAAAGCCTCCGGGTTCATTTTTACTAACTTAGAATAATCATCTAGTTTTTTTATATTGCCCTCAGATAATAATACTTCTCTTTGCCTACTTCCTAATTTCTTATGTAATGTTCTAAGTGCTTGGGGTTTTAACTTGTTCTCTGAGAATGCCGAGGCAAAATATTCGCTAGCCACTAAGCCTTTTTTGTTATCTGGCAGTGCATTCATTAAAGGTTCAAGTAAATTAGCCCTGTCTGATTTATTGCCAGTCCTTAAGAAATCCTGAACTACCATATCACTATCAGCATGACCCTTTACTATCTTCTTAATTTTAGGGTCTAGAAATTTTGCATATTCATCTTTATAAAAATTAAAAGCATCATCCCTTAATTTTTTTAAATTTGCCGACCCTTTATTCTCTATAGAGCTTTCTATATCTTTTACTAATGCATCCTGTAGCCTTCTAAAGGTTTTATATTTATCTGTCTCGCCTTTCCTGTAAGCTTCATACGAAATATCACCAAGGCGACCACGTAAAGTATCAGCTTCTTTTAAACTAAACTCTTTCTTTATCTCTGCACCAGTAGCCGGATTTATTCTTTTTGGTTCGTTTATTCTTGCAACTTTTTTAAGATAATTAAGATCGGCTTCTCCTACTAAGCCTTGAACAGCGGCATCATTTGCAGCCTCACTTACTAAATCCGCTGCTGCTTTTTCAAATGAATTACGACTAGTTCTAACACCCTCTTTTTCTGCTGCGGTATTTAATTTAATAAACTTAGCATTCTTCTCACCTGTTACTTTCTTCGCTGATTCTTGAACCCCTTTTACAATCTGCTTACCTCTGTCTTCAACTACCACGCCACCAGTTAAAGATTTATATATTTTCCCACCTTCTTTTGTTATCTCTTCGCCAGTCTTTTGAAACCCTTCTTTTACTCCAGAAAAAGGTGTTGAACCTAATATTTCTATCTGTCCCTCTTTCAATGACGGTGAATCTAGAATCTCCCCTAATGGTGTTTGACTTTTACCTGCTATATTTGTATTGCTTACTATTTCTTCTATTGGTAATTCACCCCTGAAAGCTTTTGAAGGTGACAGCTTATCTAATTGCTCACCCCCTTTTTTTATAGCACTAAGGCCAGAGTCAGCAATTCTAGCTGAGGCTTTTTGTAAACCTCTTATTGCCCCTGGTGCTTTAAAAGGTGTAAGCAGTGAGCCACCAAGCTGTAACAATTCATCCCCTTCTTGATCTTCACCTAATACTTTCTTTTGTAAACCAGTGTCACCAATTGTTAATGCTTCGGGGATATTAGATAATAACTTACCGATACCACCGCCAGCATTTTTTAACATAAAGCTAGATAGCTCCAAAGGGAAGTTGAATAAACTTTTACCACCAGTAGCTAAACCAGCACCGACATCTAATGCCGCTCTAGCAGTGTCTTTTTGCACTAAATCTGCGCTTTGCTGCGCCATTTCAGGAGATCTACGAATAAAACCTTTTAAGCCTTCGTAAATATCTTGCCCACCCTTATACATACCTTGTGCATTTTGTTTGAATGCAGAAAGAGGATCTAGATCACGTTCTTGTTCTTCAGGTGTGATGTTGTCTCTGTATTCGCTTGTATCACTTCCTATTCTTGCCTTTAATTGATCTAAATATCCCTGCTCTGGCTCGGGCGCATTAAGCTGCGTTAGTATCTCAGGGTTAGTAACTTTTGTACCCTCTTGTGGGGCATTAAGCTGCGCTAATATCTCTGGTTTTGTGACTCTAGCCATTATGTGTGCCATTCCCCATCTTTTTTATAATACTCAACGCCATTAATAGTTCTAGATTCCGTTGGTTGCTGTGCTTTATCAACACCTGGCCTCCCTTCTTTATGGACTTCTTTCATTTCTTGCATTAAGACTTGAAGCCTTTCTTGGTAAGCTTCAGCAGATTCAAGAAACCCTTTTGTAAATAATTCACGCGCTTTTGTATTATTTGATTCTGTATTATCCCACTTAAGAGCTTTTTTATAAGAATCAGCTGCACGAAGAATAAAAGAATCTCTTTTCTTAGCTCTGTTTGGTGTAACCATATCTACAACCCCCAAATGCAAATCCATAAGTCCTTTGATTGGCTCGAAAGACTTACCAGCTGAGTAACTGGCTTCTTGAAGCTTAGTGTTGTAACTATCTGAGCCAAATTCTCGCTCGTTCATTTTCTTTTGAACGTCTATCTTGTTCGCTGTGTCTAGTTTTCTTTGCTGAACCTGATCTGGGGTTAGCTCAGATAAACCTAGCAACTTACGCATATCTGAGTCGCCAGCATTACCACCTGCATTACCACCTGCATTACCTTCACCGGAAAGCTCACGAGCTAAATACTTTTGAAGCATCTTCGCTTGATAAGCTTGAGCATTTGCCTTACCTGTGTTGGCTGTAGTTAATGCGTTAGCTAGTCTCATTTCTTCAGGCTTGCCAACTATGTTCGCGCCCTCTTGAAAACCTGCGCTAAGTTTTTCCATTAAACTGGCTAAAGGATGATCTACCATTGGTAAATTAGACCCTGCACTAAACCCTGATTCAAAACCCATAATTTACCCCTCTTATTTCATCCAAGCTTGTAATCCTGGCGCGCCACCTGTTGCCAAGGCCGCCCCACCACCTGCCACACCACCAGCTAAACCACCTAGAGCCTGCATTAACTGCGCTCTTTGTCTGTTTGACTCTTGCGCGCTTTGACTCGCCAACCCTGCTTGCGTGCCATATACCCCAGCTTGTCCACCTGCTGCTTGCAAACCACCCTGGAATAAAGCATTCTGCCCTTGCATGCCCTTATCTAAAAGACCCGTAGCATTATTAAAATACTGCTGCATATCTTCACCTTGCAGCATTGCAGCAATCTTAGCCTGGTTCATTACATCCTGCTCACCGCCTCGCATTCCACCAGCAGCAGCAGTAGCAGAGGCAGCTTTTAAAGCCTGGTCTGATTTTAATTTATAACCTTCGGACTGATTATAACCGCCCATTAATTTTTCTAAATACGCGCCAGGGTCATTCATTAAATCACTGCTTGTACGCCCATACTGATTAGCAGCGGTCTGACCCTGCTCAGCATAAGGTTTATAGGCTTGCTGCGCTTGCTCCATATAAGGTGCGGCATCTTTCGCAGCGTTTCGTTGTTTTCCAATTAAATAATCCATTAATGGCATGATATATCCTTATGTGCTTATAATTCTTTCTGATGTTCCACTGCCTGTTTTAAAATCCAACTTATTATCACTTGAGTTATACCAAATTGTTCCACGTGGAACATCGTCACTATTTAGTAACACTGCGATTTCTGCTGTGGTCTTTAATGGTAGCTGCCATCCTTGATTAGCCTGTGTTACAACCTGATTCAATGATTGAAATGCTTGATCGTTATATAAAACAGCTTCATTTGTTAGGTTTCCTTCTTTATCCGTATAATTCATATTATAGAATACCGGCAAGTCAATTACACTCATCAATACACCTCTAAAGTTCCAGACTTAACACAAAATCTTTGCAGACCATAAAACCTAAGCAGCAAAACAACCTCGTTACAGCTTCCAAGTTCATGCCAATTAACTATATTCCTATTCTTTCCTGAGGTATTTAAAGCCCTTGAAACATAATTACTAAAAGATTCACCGCCATTCTTAGATAAAGCTAAATCAACTCTTGGCAACCTATCAGTATCAGAATCTAAGTAATTATTTACGCCTTGTTCCATCCACAACCCAAAAGAGCCAATTCTAAATCTACTACTATCTTCTTTTCTTATTGCTTGCGTATATCGTAATCTTGGAATGATAAGACCTTTTGTGTTGTCTTCTAAGTCATAATTGTAATCAATGAACTCATCACCCATCTCATAGATGGCAGCGTTTTCAATAGATATAAAATATGTAGTATTATTACCATATGCTATTTGTCTAGCTGGGTAGTAATTAAGCCTTTCGTCTGAGGCATTAAAAAATTTAGCAGTATTAACATCATAAAATAAAGTGAAATTATCTAGCGAGTTAAAGAATGTTAATTGATAAAATAAATGTCCGTCCTGCTTATAGCAAAACCCTGTTGAATCAGTTGGTACTTTCACACCCTCTAGTAGCTTATCTATACCATCCGTAGATATTGATTGTGTCTGACTGCCGTTTGACACATAAATTGAACGTGTACCCTTTTCGTTTTGACCAAGCCAAAAAACTTGATTTTCGCCTGTCCCTATTGTAGCTATATTAACCACACCGTTATCTATATTAACTGATTGTGCGCGTCTATAGTTCTCTGTACCGCCTACTTGTGTCCACACCTCAGCCACTATTGAGCCAAAAACTAAAACATTATTACCAGCTCCAGGAATTCTTCTAACAGCAAGGGCTTTATCCGGCTTGGTCTGTAACAATTGTTCACTAAAATATTGAATAGTCTTACTTGTAGCAGTATTAAAAGCAAACCATCTATGAGGGTTTAAGCTATCAGGTGCTGAAGATATTAAAAAGAAAGTATTATGATAACTTACATGTCCTGGTGTTATCGGATTACCTGCGCCATCAACCAGGTCTTGCGTTGTAAATGCCTGGGTCACACCATAATCATAAATATACGCCTTTAAACCATCTACAATACAAATCTGCTCTGATAAATTCTCATCTATATAAACTTCACTTAACGCGGTGTTTATTGTTCCTATTTGAACTGAACTTAAATTTAACTCTACCCTATAAACTGCCTGTCCAATCACGCCAATAAAGAAATTACCGCGACTAGAGAAAAACAATCCCCTGCCTTCGCCAGTAAAATATTCAGTTCTTCTTTTCCAGCCTGCATAGTTGCAAAGCCACCCATCAGTCTCAAACATGTTGTATGTTTTTTCAACAGAAATCTTACTATAGATACCAAAAGTTGAACCACCAACGACATTAACCGGTATTGGCTGCGCGTTTTCTACACCCATTATTGTTCCTTGGTTATTTTGTAATGAATCCTTTGCCTAGATTCACTTGTGAATACATACCGCCATTATTACTACCGCTAAGTGTAGAAACTTTGGTATTTCGTAAGTCTATCTTGCGCGAGTTCTTATCAATAATGCCCTCATAAAAATCTAGCTGATTTTGCACCGCGAAAGGCACGCTAAAATTATAGTTAGCGCAAATTTTAACTGTTAATTTATTTCTTAAATAAGCTATGTAATGCTCTTCTAATGCACATATTCTATAAGACTGGTTATTTATACCGCTTATAGTGCTAAAGTTAGTAAAATCAACATTATTAGTTGTCCCCATACTTCCGTTAGAATTCACATAAATAGTTTTTGGGAAAGGATGACTAACACTAGTCAAAATAAATTCTAATCCAGACAATGCAGCTGTCACACCATCTATAATATCTGTGTTTATATAAGCTACTAAAGCAGCAGGATTTGCATAAGTGCCTTGCAAATCAATACCGTTTATAACAAGCTCGCCAGCACCAAAAGCCCCCGTCCCTAATACCGAAGCGGTACCAAGATTGGCCGTGGTTTGTCTTGCCGTTAAATCCATACCCATTGAAAGATTAGCTAGTCTAAATATTCCCCTGATAGTAATCGGGTATGCTTCATCAGGTCTAAAATACATATAAAGCTTAGCCCCACCATAAGTATTTTCAATATTAAAATTGAAAGGTAGGCTGTTTATATTCTCTGCTCTTGGTGAACCAAAGTATTGATTACGCTTAACATAATTCGTAGCGTACCGAACCTGGTCTTTGAAAAAATTAAGTGTGCTTGCTTCGATTAAATCGGGAATAAAATATTCTTCTTGCCCAATTACAGCATTAAATTGATATACAGATTCATAAGGAATCATGCTTTCATTTACAATTAGTTCGCTTAGTACTTCGTTCAGCCAGCCTAGACCATCTAGTGCTTGCGAACCTTCTAAGCTTTCAAAGTCACGACTTACAACGCCTGAAGCAAAATAAGCATTCGATACCAACTTTGTAACGGTGTAAGTCATGTTTTATCCCTTATAAGATGTCTATGTAACCTTGAACATTCACAGCTACAGCAGAACCGATAACCTTATAGTCAACGCCTGTAGCAAGAGCTGCGCCAATTGGGCATCTTAGATTTGCTTGCTTAACAACACCGGCAGCTGATCCAGATTCAATTGCTTGACCCTCATCAACAACAGAATCACCACATCTTAATTCTAAAGGATCGTTAGCGGCCGTAGGCGTGAAAGTGCATTTAGCAATTAACACGGCAGCAGACACAGGAACAGACCCAGATAAATCAACAGCAGCAAAGCTAGCAGAAGTTCCAGCAGTTACATCAGTAGCTATAGAAGCGCGATACCACATAGAGCGGCTAGTACCTTCTTCTCTTTGGTCAAAAACCAACCAGTCAGCTGTACCGTCAGTTTTAACTGAGCCTAATCTACGATACATGTCATATTGGTATGGTAAGTTGGGTGCAGCATTTGAAGCTAGAGATAAAAGACCAGCAGTAGCCTTAAAGCCTTTAGAGTCAGCTATAACATACAGGTCGTACATTAAGTCATTACCTAATACGCCATTATCTAAACCGTTAGCACCAACAAGAGCAGCATTAACTTCTACAGCAGCATCTAATATAATATCATTTGTATCACCTGAATCACGGCAACGACCAGCAGCTAAATTAATAACCTCATCTGGAGTTGTCGCGTTAACGCTAAGCAATAAACCCTGCACATTATTATAAGCAGCGTTTACAACTGGTTTGTTTGGAATTGCCATTTTTTAAACCTCGTAATTATCTTTAATCAATCAAAAGAGTCTACGGCCTCAAAGGTGTAGACTCTATATCACTTTGACATACCCAAGGGTAGCCTTAAAGTGTATGTACAATCATCATGCTATATTCCGGTACTAGAGTTTTACCCCAAATACAATCATGAACCATACCGCGCATATTTTGACCGAACAATGAACCATAATAAGACCTAATCGCAACACCTGATTGAGCATCAACCTTGTTAGCTGTTGGGAAAGGTACTTCTTCAGGTAATCTAGGCATAGCCATAAATAATGCATTGCTAGAATAAATAACACCACAACGGTGTGAGGGTAATATAGATACCTGCATACCAGCAACAATTGCATTATTAATATTTTGATCTCTACCAGAGGCAGCCTGCAAAGGTGGATTAACACTTACTGTAACTTGACTACCAGCACTGCTTGTAGCGTCTGCTGTTGCAGCGAACTGAACAGGACTAGCAGATGTAGTATGACCAACAAAATGCAAGAATCTTAAGTTTGCACGACCGGCAACACCATCATTAAACTGAAATTTATCAAAAGCTTTTACACAATCAACATCATTAGCAGCTGTAGTGCCAGAGAAGGTTATAGCGGTTACTGCGCCATTTGCATCAAGAGCTGTAGAAACAACCGTTAATGTTTTAGCTGCGATACCTTCTGTACCAGAAATATGCACAGGTAATAAATTAGACTCATACCAGTCTGCTTGATTCCATTTGCCCATTTCCCAAGACATTGCTTGACGCTCATTTCTGTCTATTACAAACTGATTTAAACCAGAATTTATAACAGCAGAAGCCGTAATGTTACTTACGAAACATTTAACATTGTCTTTTGCTGAGCCGTAATCCCTGAAGAATGCAAGTGCCTTAGCTAGTTCACCATAGGTATCAACGTCATTTACGCCATCACCATAGAATCTATAAGTAGCCGTTTCTGCAACTTTAGCAACATCTGCTTCAACATTAGCCCCAATCTCAGCCATCGCAGCTTTACCGAACCTTTCCATATACTGCATAGGTTCTAAGTTAAAGACTTGTTCTTGATTAGTAATTTCATATGAAGTACTAGCCGCTTTATCAACTACTAAATTCTCTACACGCTGCTGAGCCGCTTGAAAGCTGGCAACTAAGCTATTGTTAGTAACAAAGCGTGGTGGTAAATCAAAAGATACTGTGTCACCTAAATTTTTAGGAACAGATTCATTGAACCTATCGAATTTTTTATTTGCCTGACTAACAAAAGCACAAAGGTTTTGCAGATAAGCAAGGTTAGAGTCATTAAAAGTAATGACCTGTTGTAAGATATTGTTTGGCATTGCCAACCCCTTATTAAAGTTATTTAATTAAGGTTGCAATAGTTGTCTATACCCTTAGCCAGCTTTGGTTACGCAAATCACTGATGCTAGGGTTGCTATTGCTACCGGTAACATTAGAAGGTTGCAAACGGTCAAGAGGGGCAGAAACACTATTATTACCGGCTTCTGTTAGAGCTTGCTGATTATCCTTAATTGACTGTGAAAGTTTCTTTAACTCTTTCTCAGCTACTTTAGGAGAACGCTTAGCCCAGTAATCAATATTAGCCAACTTAGATGAATTTTTACCTAACTCGTAAAGCACATCCGGTGCATTTTCGACATTAGATAATAAAACCACTAGCTCGGGGAATTCTTGCGCTTCAAAATCTGCCATGATGTCATCGTAGTCAGCAAATTGCTTTTTAGCCTCACCTACAGTGTTTACATATCGATCTGCAACCATTTGCATTTCACTTTCAAAATGCTCTTTTTGCCTATCTTCGTTAAACTTTTCCTGCAACTTCTGGTAAGCTTTATCAATATCAATTTGGCTGTCTTGGGACGGTTTTTGTGCCTGTGAACGAAGTTCGTCAAGCTCAATTTTATACTGCTCTTCCGCTTCCCTTCTGGCTTTTTGCGCTGCTGAATCCTTAGCTCGCATAACCAATTTATTAACATGTGACTCAGGCAGCATTTTTTCTTGCACAACTGTTTCACTAATTTCTTGGTCAACTACATCTAAACTATCTTGATTCTCTTGCATTTACATATCCTTATGCCTTTTAACCCTTGGCTTGGTCTTGACCTCGATACGTTGAGTACGCCCATTTGTTCCGTATGGGTACGTCTTGACCGTAGTTCAGCCCTACGTGACTTTATTAACTAATTAAAATTATAACTATTGGGGGAGTAATGTCAAGTATGTCATAAAATAAGTCATGAATGTCATAAAAACCATGAAAGCCAGTGGCTCTGTTATTTTGAAGATTTGAAGTTGAGCCACAAGGAAAGTTCACCATCCTTGGCGATGCGGCTCAATTTAATTATAGCACCAGATCGGATTTCTGGTTATTATTTTCATTAACATGCTTACTTAAGCTAATAGCTGCATCAACTGCGCTTCTTTCATTTTCGGCACTTATTTGCGCTGCTTTCAATTCATTGTCTATAGATTGATTTTGTATCTTAGCCATAGTATCAAGAAATTTAGCGTCGGCTTCATGCGCTTTAATAGAAACTGTAGCCGCGTCAACTGCCGCCTTTTCTTGGTCTCTAGCGGCTTGCTGCGTAAGAGCTGCAACCCCCAATTGACCTTGTGTTGGGCTATCAAGTTCTTTTTGCATTTCTTGCATTGCCATCTGGGATTTTTGCTGTTCAGAAGATAGCATTACTTGCTGCTGCTGCTGCTCCATTTGTTTTTGTTGCTGTAAGTTTTGTTCAAACTTAGAAACTTTTTGTTTTAACGCATCAATACCACGAATCTCTATATTATCCAGAAGAGTTTGCAAGCCTTCTTCGTTCATGAATTGTGCAAATAATGTAGAGGCACTCATTAAGCTTACAATAGTATTTAAAGCTATTTCTTTTTGTATTGCGAAATTAACACCAGCTGAAACTTTAACTTGTAATGAATTAGGGTCGTAATTCATGAAAAGCGAGCCTTGTTTATTAATAGCCACGTAGTCCCTTGAGCCGTCTGGTAACGAAACTGGCAGCGTTCGAGGTGTTCTATAATACTTAGGGACAAGGTCTACTATAATCTGAGCAGCTCTATTTAAACCTTTGATATAACCCACTATGTAAGGCATAGAGGCGTTATTGCTTTGCATTGCACTGCGAGCAAAGGCTATTCCCGACATATCCCCACCAGCGACACCGGCAGCCCCATCAAAGCTGCCTAAAATCATTTGCGTCATCTGGTCAGAAACCTGGAAGGTTTCGCTAATCTGCGGTGGTATAGGCGTTCTTACTATTTCTCTTGGTGGTGGTAAAATCTGATCGGGATTATTTTTATGAAAGTGATTATAAAGTAGCACATCAGCTTTTTGTACGTTTTTATAAACCTCTTCATACTTAGAAGGGATTGATTCAACGGGCACTATAAACTTGTGCTGTATCATTGATTCAAGTTCGTTAGCTAAAGTCTGACCAGCGTAATTCTTTAAATCCTGAATACCTTTTGCATGATAGACATATGGTCTTGTCATCTGAGTAGTTGCGCCAGCTTCTTCAAGCATCACACTATTACCGTCAACAAAAACTAAAGGCAGCATTTTAAAGTTAGTTTTCTTAGCGTCTAGAACGCCCGATTCACAAATTCTATAACGCCAAATATTTTCAATGTATGTCCATCTTTCCTCAATTACAACTGGTGGTACTTCGGTTATGACTTCTTCAGCCCATTTATCTAAAAACTCTTTGTATTCTTTTTCTGGTACTGTGTAACCATTACTTAATTTTACAATTTTAGTTCTTACTGGTTCTTTCACATACAGATCGGAAACCATTATTATTTCTTCACTCTCGTTTTTGTATGACCAAGAAAAACCCTCTAGGTTTCTAGTGAACGTCATATCTTTTGCAGAGTCTTTACCAAAATCATTTTCAAACTCATTTTTGGTCATTGGATATATTTCAAAACAATACCGGCCGTCTCCCTTGTGACTGGCTCTGCTTAGCGGATCAAACCCAGTTAGGGTTACATTAAAAACTCTATCAACTTTTATACATTGTTCAAACGACATTTCATTTGTATATTCTGTGAATACACGCATAACACTAAAACCGCCTGCTAATAGGTCGCTAAATACATCATACTGAAGTTTATCATTGCTATTATCTGAGAAGGTTGACCTTAGGTGCGCCTCTAATACCTCTAAGGTATCTATAAATTCATCGGTCATTGAGCTGGCAGGTATACCATCGGCAGCCCTTACACTAATACTAGGTTCTTGCCTGCTGAATTCACCACGCAGCCTACTTATATAAGCTTCTAATATATTAAATTCTGTTGTTGGCTTATCTATTGATTCTAAGGTATTTCTTTGGTCTTGAGTAAGAGAAGATTTGAAAACGAAGCGTTTAAACTCATTGTATCTATCAACATTATCTTGGAAGTATTCTCGTGATTCTTCAATGTATTTTTTAAATTCGTCCAGTCTATCTGAATGCTTTTGTGCCACCTCTCGCATTGCGTAACGCTCCCTGTTTGCGTATAAAAGAATCTTTAATGTTGTCGATCATGGCGTTTTCATTGCCATCTTTGTCATCATTATAGATTGTTTTATCTACAAGTGCGAGCTTAACGCCATCATAGAGTGTATCGGCTATATCATCCCAACGGTGACTATTGTTAGCTGTGATTTTAGCCATATGATTTACGCATAAATCCTTATGCCTAGCACCAAGCGTAAACGATACAAGTTTGGAAGCAATGTAAGGTTGCAGCTCTAGAAACCTGCTTGTCTTGCTACCAGATGAACGGTTTCTTTCAATACCCCTAATATGCAAGCCTCTTATATCAGACATTGTGCTAATTAATGTTGTGCCTGTGCTTTTCTTCTCTATCGCTGCTATCTTAGGTGCTACTTTATACCTATTGCACTCCATGTAGAACTCTAGAAATAAACTCTGTAAGTCTTTTGGCTCTACTCTTGCCTCTAAGCAGTCAATCCAATGTAAACCGTAGTCGCCCGTTTTTTTACCAAAGTTTTCTATTTCATATATGCCAAAAAATGAGAATACAGAAGCATCATTGTAGCTTTTAGTTGTTTCAGCTGTATCACTAACTATGAAAGTAGCTAGTATCTCCGGGTCTTCATTCAGAATGATAAAGTCTTTTTCTTTAAATAATGCACCACCAGCTGGAATAGGGTTTTGCTGAAACTGAGAAGCAAAAACATAAGGCTGCTTATCTTGTAAGTTTAATAGAAATTCTTTAGGGTGAATCTCAGGGTAAAGAGCATTACCGGCATCATCAAGACTTTTTAGAATAACCTGCGTCCATTCTCGCGTGTCTTTACCGCTATACATGTATGCCGATAAATCATCCTCATGCAATCTCTGCCCAATTGAAATAATAGGCACATATATACCACGTGGTCTTTGCGCTAACGTCTCTATATAATTCTTAGTTGTGCTTTCTCTTTGGGTTGGAGAGTTAGCCGCGTCAGGCTTAAGGGCGTCATCTATCATTAAACCCCCACTAAAACGGTCTAAGCCTGGCAACCCTGCATTTTTTCCAGTAACCGAACCGCTAGAGCCTAAAGCGTACACCTCGCCACCTGCGGTTGTCATGAAATGGTCTTTGGCACTAGAGTCACGCCTAATATGAACATCAAATAAGTATTTATACATCTCTGATACCATAATCTGCTTTATAAAGGCAGTATGTTTAGCTGCTAACTCATGACTATAAGAGACATATAAGAAATTACAATCTGGGTAATGTGCGTAACACCATGCAACAAACATGGAACACAGCGTACTTTTGCCTGAGCCAGGGGCTAAATGCAAACCTAAACCATGTGACGGCTTGGGATTTCTAAAGATATTAGTCAGCTCTCGACAAACGATAACATGCGGACTCTCCCGGCATACCGGCATAGATACTACAAAATCCCTTCCAGTTAAGTGCTTAAAAAAGAATTTAGTAAACTCTAATAAGCTGCCTTTGAGTATCGATACCTGCTCGTCTCTTGGTGTTAACATCCTATCCTTGGATTTTTCAATCTAAACCTTTTGTCTTATAAAAACTATCGGCCGCTGCCTTATCTTTCTCAGCTTTTATTTTTATTGTTTGATTATAATCATTTACTGAATAAATCGCTAATCCTGCACAAGACAATGAAGCTAAGACTATTAACACAACATCAAACCTATAGCTTGTTTTCATTTGATACCTAATTGTTTCACGTGGAACAATTTATTTTAGGGGTGTACGGCAACAGCAAGGGACTGCTTCAATTGCCGCACGTTGCCTGAGTAGACCATTTACCAGGCAATTTTATAATAGCATACTCATTTAAATTAAGGCTATTATTCGCTAGTTTCTCTAGAAACATAATCAATTAAACGAAAATAATATCCTTGCCATCACTTACTCTCATCTTTGGTTTACTCATTCCCTTCGTTCTGGTCGGGTTCATGCACCCATATATCTATACTTTCTAAACTATCAGCTATTCTTGATAGCGATCTTTCTTGTGGTGCATATGCTACGGTGTCGACATTGTACGAAGTCAATATCCTGCCATGCAAAAATATAATAGCAACAATTAGCGTTATCAGTAAACCACTTAAATATACGTTTAAATTCTTCATTATTAATAATCTCGCTCATGTCTCTTGTCTAAATCGTCTCTTAATTTTTGGAGTTTATCCCCAAGCTCTTTATTGTTATCTTTTATTTCATCAATTTCACCTTTGTCACCATACGTTTTTCTTGCCAATCTAGCAGCGCACCATTTTTTATGTGCGGCAATATTATTTATATGCGTTACGGTTGCAGCATCTAGTCTTTTATTGCCATCTTTATCGAAAATTGGTTCAATATTATTATACATATCTTCGATATCTTCCATCGCAATTTTGGCTTGACTTTGCTTCGCAGTCACGTATTTATCGGAAAAAATAGGGTATTTATACATCCATAAGAATATTGTTGTATGGTTTGGCATGTCATCATATTTCTTACAAATAGTAACAAGGCTCACTGGGTGCGTAGCAATCCGCTGGCATATTAAGTCGCCCAACTCTTCGCTGTATATACTCGGCCTACCTGATTGTTTTTTATCTTCAGGCTTTGTTATTTTTTTTGCATACGACTTTGGAATCGGTTTTTTTGGTTCGGCTTTTACTTTTAACTTTGATTCCGTTTTCGTTTTCGTTTTTGTTTTCACTGTTAGCTTTTTTGTTTTCGTTTTTGTTTTCACTGTTAGCTTTTTTGTTTTCGGTTCTGTCATTTTCTATCACTTCCTTGCATTTTTCTCTTAAGTTTATAACATGACCTTTTTTAAGACACATAGGGCAAGCTACGAGCTTACCGCCTGATGTTGTTAAACTATATCCACTTCCCTTTTTATATAGCTCACCTCTCCCCATACATCGAGGGCATCTTTTACAGCCTTCAGGAACTTTTTGTAATGATTGTATTTTTTTAGTTGGTTGCATGTTGTCCACATTTTGTTGATAAGACTGTTAATAAAACCTTACAGCTTTCACTATAAGTCACTTTCTAAGCTTGTTCAATAAAAGCACAATATAATTGTATAGTTTGGTTGACACTATAGTTTGCTATGATATAATGTTAACAACTCTTAACAAGGAAGACAACAAAGAGCAGTGAAATGTAAGTGTAGCCAGTGCTGCACAAGTAATTGTTAATAATAGGATGATTTTAAATAATGACAAACTACACATGGACGGATGGACGGCTAAGAGTAACAGACACATTGCAAGGCTGGTTAACTTTTATTGACGCTGAGCAAATGATAAACTTACTACATGAAGGAACACTTAAAAGAGAATTATCAAAAGTTGTAAAAATTGAAGATGGTAAAAGCTTTAGAGAAATTTATAAGTGTTGGGATAAATAATGTCAGAATCTTTTGGGGATGAAGACTTTAGAGATTGCTTTCGCAATACTGAGCCATGCAGTTGTCAAGAAACCCTTGACTACTCAGAAGTTTTTGAAGAAAACTTAAAAGAGCTGTAAGCAATTAAAACTACGGCTGGCCGTCCAAAGGTTAAACAAACCAGCCGCAGAAGCAACAACATGTGTATATAACTTATATCTTTTGTCTAATGTACTATTTTGATTATTTAGGAGAATAACCACTTATAATTATAGTATTTATCTCCCTTTCTTGCAACCTTATATGATGATAATCTATGCTTTTAATAAACTCACGGACGGTTTATGTCTAAAGATAATTACCATGTAAAGTTCATCTACAAAGATGAAAACTCTGGAACATACAACGAGACTTGCATTAGCCCCGATATAACAGCGCAGCGAATGTTAACCCATTTTATTATATTCATGCAAAACATTGGCTACACTGAAAGAACGATTAAAAGTCTTTACGATAAAGAAAAAAATAAATTACGCATTGTTAAAGATTAACTTTGCTTGCTTTATTTTCTTTATTTTCTTTTTTACTCTTTATCTTTTCTTGTACTCGTCTTGCTTCTGGGGTTAGTGTGCTATCAAACCAGTCTTGAAAACTCAGGTTCTCCAGATTAGTTTCTAATTCCGGCAGCTCGCCCCTTTTCTTTGCTTCATTGTTTATTTCATCTATTTCGTCCATTTCAATAGTCACCCCCTCAACTTCTTTAGCTCTCAAGTCTTTACTTTCTCGTAGCATTTTTTTTTGTTCTAGCGTGTACACTCTAAATTCATCTGCGGACATTTTTCTAATGCTGGATCTCTCGGCTTTAATCTCATTAATTTTACTACTAAGAGTTTCCGACCTCGCAGTCAAAGCGTCAATCTGTGAATCAAGCGAACAAATCGCACTGTTTAGTCTGTTTTGCCAGTTGTGCCGCTCGGCTTTTTCTTTTTTATACTGAACTTGTTTATCTCTTGCGTAAAGGGGGATTAAGTTATATTCCTTTCTAGCAATCATTGAAAGTATCTGAGAGTCCCTGGTCAGCTCTCCGTTGCCATCAATAACGCAACACATAACTTCAACCGACGGCCTGGGGCGTTGCTTTTCTTCTAAGCAAACCTGTCTACAGTTACCACATTTCTTTTTGTATCCTACCTTGTAAGAAAAACAAAAATAACACCAAACATTTCTATACACCATATACTTTCCTTAGTCACATAGCTTTCTTAAGTAGCTGTTTGCTACTCGCCTTCCTGTATTTTGTTTTTTTATTTCATCTTTTTCAAGACTCATACCCTCCATGTAAACTTGGTAATATTTAAATAAAACCTTTCTTGCTACCTCTCTTTCACTAGTCAAGTGAGTTAAACATTTCCTTAGAAGCCTTATATCATCTTCTAGTAAATCTACCCCTTGATTTTGACAGTAAATATTAAACTTACTCAATAAGGATTTAAAATTACTATTCTTATCTTTTCTCCTCATTTGGAAAGCCATTTATTGGGCGCATAATTGGGCATCGGCTCTTTAATGAAGCTTTTCTCACGAAGGCTATAAACATTGTCATTAAAATACTCCCTAGCAGCCCATCTAAAAGCAACCGTGGGATTTTCTAGCAATGGATACATATCTTTATGCCTTAAAATAAAACCTTCTCTGAGGCTCTTGTGAGCATCCTTATCTCCATAAAACTTTTTCATCCAGCGCGCAAACTCATCGTGATATAAATCACTACGCCTCTTATCTGAATCACTAACTCTTTTTTTATCTTCTTCCATGAACTAAGCCTTATGATTGTAACTCCGGTATGTGCGCTATATTTGGCGGTAAAATCATAAGCAAGAAATATTCAAATAATCTTCTTGGCTTTTCGTGAAACCTATCCTTTTCAGATTGAGAAGCACCCCTCTCTAACCAGCGTGAATAGTAGCTTTCAAGGATGGATAACGTCGTCTCTTTGTCTCTACCCTTAGAATACCTCTCAATTTGCTCTGTAATAACGTCTAACGAGCTTTCATGAGACCCGAATGTCTTTATACCAATGACGCTTAAGATGTCTTGTAAGCTCCCTGTTGCGTTCTTACGGTATGCCCTATGTGAAGCATCTGAACCATTAGGCTGCTCTTCTTTCGTGACAGGCTCACCTTCCCAATATTTAACATCAGCAATCCTAGCCATGAAAACAGCAACAGGTGATTTAATCGTTTTGCCGTGTTTAGAATCTAAGTGAGCAACGAAGTTCCCAATTGACCACTCAATATGTTCAAGGGTTGTTTTATTATTATCTTTGTAATGCAGGTTAATTAATTTCTCTGCCTGCCTGATTGTAAATACTTTGTCATTTAACTTATCTTTAATTAAATTCTGAACTGCCTTGGTTTCGTTTTTTTGGTTTAATTCTTCTTCAGAAAAAACGCGCGTATGTAACGTTCTTTTCTGTAAAGGATCTGCAATAGGTACTGCAATAGGTATAGTGTTGGGATTTCTCCCATTACCATTTGGGATTTCTCCCAGTACCATTTGGGACTTCTCCCAATTCAGTGTTTGTGCGGTCTGCGGTGATTCTTCACCATGTCTGCCCTTTTGGGCGATAGCATTTGCCCTTTTGGGCGATAGCATTTGCCCTTTTGGGCAATTCAGTGTTTGTGCGGTCTGCGGTGATTCTTCACCATGATTGTTAGTTGGGGTATCCGTAGGTATGGATTCCGTACCATTGGGTTTTTCTGTTTTGTTTTCGTCTACTCCTAAACCAAGTAACTTGATAGATTTATCACTTAAGCTATACCATTTTGTTTTATCATAAGAGTGTTTATTGTGATTACTTTCTAGTATTAGGGCGGCTTTTTTTAGAGAGTTTAAGCCTGTCCTTATTTGGTCGTAAGTTAGGTAGTTGTAATAATCGGCAAATTCCTGAACTGTGTTATACATCCAATACCTGTCGTTATGGAAGTTTTTCTTAGTTCTAAAATTATTATCTACCCAGTATAGAATACGGCTAAAAATTATAGCTCCTGCGAAATTCCTGCATTCTTGGTAGATAGCTACATTAAAACTATGATTAGTATTATTGTTTAACATTAATCAACACTCCCTGTGTCTTTATTGTTTGGATTGGTTTTAGATTGGTTTATTAAAGATAAGTGAAAATATAGCCAAGGGCTATGCATAAATGAAAAAAACATTTTATTTGTTCCTTTTTCAAGAACTAGTCGGCAATCCGTTAAATTAAAGATTGCAATTGTTAAATTTAGTTGCTATCCTTCCGACTAGTTCCTTTGGTGTTTTTTGGAAAGATGACACCGCTTAGAGTCAAGGTTGTTAAGAGCCTTGGCTTTTTTTATGCCTTGAATTGTGCAAAGTCAATAGACCGCTTACAAGGCATTGTTATTATTACTCAAATTATGTTTGTGATCTAGTTTTTTCTAGTAATTCTGCTTAGCGAATACTTGCCTACTTTTTGTAACCAGTCTTTTTATTACGTTCTGGTCTTCAAGTTTTCTTAAAGAACGATAGATAGTTCTGATACTCATTTTTAGTACTGTTGCTATTTCTTCTACATCTTGAGCGCATCCGGTATAACTATCACCTTTAGCAATCACATATAAATACAGTCTGATATCTACAATTGATAACGCCTCATTGAGTAGTATCTCACCAGGTAGTACATAGTTCTTTGACTTATTTAGTAACATCTTATCCCCTTTGTGCTATGATTAATTTGTTAATCATATAATTTGTACTCATTTTACTCACCTTTGTTTAAATTAATGTAAATTCTTATATCCTTCATTTAAAGATTTTATCTTTAGGCATAATTCTTTTATGCATCCCTCGTCGCTCAATTCTTCAGTCATAACACTCATAGCATCGGCAAAGGCTTTTTTATAACAATCGACCATGCTTTTTATGAGCAGCATGCTAAAACAACGCTCTAAAGCTGATTCAGCATCAAGAGCTATATCAATTTCATCTAACAAATCATGCATTGTATTTATGTTCATAACGCATGTTGAGAAGTTTCTTTGATAATACAACTCAAATTCTTCTTCTATTTCATTTACTTTTAACTTTTCAATGTCTTTAAATTTATAGTCCATTATATTCACTTAGTTGATTAGTCAGTTTTTGTAATGTTTTTATTTATTTCACTCATGAAGCTTTTGAATACTTTATCTGTAACTCTTAACCATGTATCAATAAAGACCGAAGCTGCTATAATTTTATCTTTATCTTTTGATTTTATTAAAGACTCAGCATTATTTAATATAGTTCGTAGTGCTACAATATTCATCTGTGTTTCTACTTGCATGTCTTTAGGTTTGTTATTTTTTAGGGTCATGCTTATTGCTCCTGACTTTTGTATTATCGATATTGATTTTAAGCTTATTCTTTGTATCTCTAGAAAACTTACATTGAGATACCAAAGGAACATAGCCACGTTTTTTCCATTCGCTAAAAGCCGCCCTTGTTAGGCCGATTGCCCTTGTGGCATTTGTGCCTGTGCCGTAATAATCCAGCAGGTCTTGAATGGTCATTTATAAATTCTCCGTTTTGTTATGTTGACACCCTAGCAAAGTTTTGTTAACATAACAAGAGTTAATAGTGATTAAACAAATATACACAACAAAGGCAACGTAAAATGTTAACGCAACAACAGTTAAATGATAGAATTAAGGGTTTAGGTGGTTCGGATGTTTCGATAATCCTTGGGTTATCTAATTATAAGACACCTTATGAATTGTACTTAGAGAAGTCTGGACAGGTAGAAGTAGAACAAAAATACTCAGAACAAGCTTACTGGGGTAATGTACTTGAGCCAGTTGTAATCAAAGAATTTAGAAAACGTAATAATGTAAGGGTTTTTTATCCTGATACTGTTGTTCATCCTTTTTATGATTTTATGCGTGCTAATGTAGATGGATATATACCTAAATACAAAAGTGTTTTTGAGGCTAAGACCTCTGATAAGTTTATGGCTAAAGAGTGGGGTGAGTCAGGAACAGATAAGATACCTATGGCTTACCTAGTTCAGGTCGCGCATTATGTAAGTTGCATGAATGCTAAGCAAGCAAATATAGCGTTACTACTTGGCGGTAATGAATACCGTGAATTTATCTATACAAGAGATTATGAGCTTGAGCAAATGATTATTGACGCTTGTAAGGATTTTTGGCATTGCGTA